GTCAGGCACTGTGCCAGAAGAAATAAAATCTGCGGTCGCCATTTCCAAAGATGATTTGCCAAAACGCTTAATTCTTGAATTTATGTGTGCGTCACCGTTAAAAGTGACAACAAGCTCTTGATTGTCTTGTGTTTCGATAGGAGTTCCTATGGTAGTAGGATCATTAAGAACTTTATGCTCTGTACCATCATACTCAGTAACTTGATAGACATTATTTAAAGGCAGACGAGATACCATGACAGACGTTTTACCGCCATCAAATACCTCTACATAATCATTTGCTAGCACTTCGTGACCAATATAGTGCTCAACCATACCAGTGGCATAATTAAGGACATTTGCGATTCTATCGTCTTGGTTAGTGCTATTAATTGATAAGTAATCTTTAACTTGTTCTAAAGTAATATAAGGATATTTACCAAAGTTTTCTTGTCGTCTATCTACCATAGGATTTCCTTTTCTTAGCGTTCTACGCTAGATGGAAGACCATCATCTTCGTCTTCGTCATCGTCGTACTCTTCTTCTTCATATTCTTCGTCGTCTTCTTCATCATATTCTTCTTCGCATTCACAAGGATCACATTCACAGTCTTCGCAAACTTCTTCCTCGTCATACTCTTCTTCCTCTTCGTCTTCGACGATAGGAATAATAGCTGCATCAACGATGATGTCTGGTGCTTCTTGAAGCTCTTCTGCTTCTTCTTCATACTCCTCACCATCTTCATCATAGACTGGGGCAGTTTCAGCTTGCCAGTCTTTCAACTCTTCATTAGCAACGTCTACTGAATACCCATGACGGAGTAACCACTCCATTGCTTCTTCGCGAGTCATAATATCAACAGGTATAACACTCATTTTACTCTCCTTAAAGTACATTGGGGGAGACGTGACCGCCTCCCCCTTGTAGTAGTCAAATATTTGATGCTAGTTATCAACCAGCTTCAATAGTTACAGCGTAGGAGTACTTAGTTGCATCCAGAGCTGCGCTAGCATTGGTGGTCAGTGCCTTGAAGTCAAAACGAGTTGACATATACATTGCAGTGACCTGCTGGCGTGGTTCGTACTCGCTCTCGATCTCGATACCGCGACGTTCGGCAATCATAAATCCAGGCTTGTAAAGCAGTACACCCAGGTCGTTGTTTGAAGAACCAACGTTATCCATGAACTCAGAGATAGCAATCGGAATACCGTAAACGGCGCCAACTGAACCTGTGAGGTATGTTGCGTTCGGTCCAAACTTATCAACAGTCTGGAAGTCTGAGGTAGTTACGAGGTTATTGGAACCTTCAATTGAGGTAACAAATACCAGGTCGTTACCAAGCTGGAGGCCATACTTGCCAAGCTTAGTACGAGCAGCAGCGATGTCAGACGGATCAGCTTTATCGTTAGCTCCACCCGTGTCAACAGTCAGACCTGCTCCAACGTCACCAGTCAGGTTGGTGATACCTTCGATAACTGATGCATAACCAGTACCTGGGGTAATAGCGTTGGTCGGGGACTGGGTAAAGCCAGTAAGGGCACCAGTACCACGAAGGATTGACTTATCAATCGCGCGAGCAAGACGGCGAGTAGCAGCAGCACGCAGGAAGTCGATAAGTGGCAGTACAGTATCTTCTTCTTCATCCTTAGCAAGGTGGGTCGAAGCCATGAACTTGTGTGGGGTGAAGTCAACTGCGCTGATAGTGTTCTGGTTAGAAGCCGGAACACGGGTTGCGTCAGCGATACCAGTTGCGAAGGTGCCAGAAGCGAACTGTGCAACATCACCATCGGTATCTTCATCTGCGACCGGTACGCGGAAGGTTCTTGCATCAACAGCTACACGGTTGAACATCGGAGCAATAACGAGTTGCTGCTCCATCTCGGTGTAAATGTTGCTTGAGAAGTTGCTAAGGAACTGATCAACAGTCGTAATAGCTTTCATTCTTGAACCATACTTGGTGTCAAAAACGTCACGCTTGTTGAGCATCTTAGCGAGCATGACAGCATTTGCCTGCTCTTTCTCAGAGAACTGAGCCTGGTTACGGCTCTGCTCTTGGAAGTGCATTTTAGTTTGCTGAAGAGCTTTAATCTCGTCCTGGTATTTTGCCATTTGAGACTTAAGTTCAGCTACTTCATCGCTTTCGCGAGGAGTATAATCGGATTTTTCTTGAGCGTCTGACTCTTTGATGATAGCTTCACCAGTTTTTTCAACCAGTTCTGCAACTTGAGGCTCAGACACTTGAGCTACCGGAGCAGCTTCTTTTTTGATTTCGACATCTGCTTCTTTAGCAACAGATTCGATATCAATCGTATCTACGACTTGATCAGCCATTGTTTCATTCTCCTTATCAGAATTATTGTGAAGCTCTTTAGTCAGACTTTCGTTAGAAACCTCGTCTTCACTTGTTTGTGATTTTGTTTCAGATCGTGAGGAAAGTTCATCTGCGTTCACATTAAGAACATTATCACAATCTTTACCTTGTGCGTCAATCTCTAAAAACTTAAAGATTGGTGATTGGGCAGTGGCTATTTTAGTTACCCTATACATTTTTTCATCGAAATTAACTAAATCTCCATGCTGAAGTGATTCTGGATCAGCTGACAGTAAGTTAACCATAGGAATTGACTCATTAGGATCACGAGCTACTAACTCCTCTTCAAAGTCTTCCTCTTTCTCAACTTCTTCCATAACCTCTTCAGTAGATTCAGCTTCTTTCTCTTCTACGATTTCTTCAGATTTTTCTTCGATGACAGCTTCTTCTTTAATTTCCACTTCCATCTCAGTTTTTTCTTCTAAAACCTCAGAAGTCTCAGTTTTGTCGTTAGACATTGCTTCCTCCTCTGTTGGAGATAAAGGACGTTCTGAAACGATTTCCTCGCTCTCCATGTTATGAATGGGTACACCCATCATGGTTATATCATGAGTGTGGCCCTCAGCTTCCATCACAATACCATTTACAACTTTATGAGCATGGTTGGACATATGCGATGCGTAAGTAGTAACTCCCGTACCGTTTTCATCCATTTCAACGGTATGGTAATGTCCTTCATTTACGTTTGTGATACCAGCCTTGATACTACGCATCATTTTAATTTCATCATTAGAAGCCTCTTCAAAAGACTTTTTAAATTCATTGTAATCTTCATCTGTCTCAAAACTCTTTTTAATCGAAAAGAGCGAGTCTTGATTACAAGGAACAGATACAACAGAGATTTCCATGAGTTCAACATCTGTGATCATCATAGAATCATCTTCTCTATTATACTTACCGTCTTTTACGCGGAATCCAACGGAAAAGCTTTTTAAAGCTCCGTCTTTAATAAGTGTTTGGATACCGTGACTTCTTTCAGCAGCCTCTGAAACATTTGCTTCGACAAAAATTCCTTTTTTATCAACAGTAATTTTCTCGACACGACCAATAGGGGCGTCATGTTTATGTTGATATAAAAGAACAGGGTTGCGACGATAATTATCGACACCCTTGGCCCAAGCTTGTGCAGTTACGACATCACCAGCACGATCTTTAGTGATCGTATTGGCGTAGCCAGCAATTTTTAAAGCTTTGGAACCTTTTTTTACGGACTTAGTTTCAAAGGAACTGTTTAAGTATAAAGTTTTATCCTTCATTAGTAGTTTCCTCTATAATAGGCTCTGCAGACTCTTCCCCTGAAGGTCTACCGCCCTGGGTCGCGTCAGTTGCGCTACCCGTAATATTTTGTGGTACTCTTATGTTATCATTATTCTCTAATTTTGGAAATCTTAATCCTTCACGAGCTTCATTTGGGGTAATAATTCCAGTGTTTACTAAAGTAGAGTAATAGACAGCTTGAGTTCTGTTATCAGGCTGAAGAGCGGGCACAGAAAGTCTATCTGGTCTGATTGTTACTCCGTTATTAAAGAAATGTGCAAAAGCAGAACAGAATTGATTAAGAATTGGTAAAATAGTGTGTAAGTAAAACAGTTTTTGGTTAGCATCAATATTAGCGTTATTTCCAGACTTTAACAAGACATAAGGTACGCCCATTGCCTTTGACATATCCTGCTGGATTCTCTCTATGGACTCTTCAAAGTCTAATTGATCAAAATTAATATTTGAAAAAGGATCTATCTTTAGTCCACCATCCAAAATAGCAGGATGCCTAGCTCCATCAAATATAGTAGAGTAAGTAGATCTCCATGATTCTAACAGTCTTTGTTTCACTCTTTGAGATAAAACGTTATCTGTGGTTAGGACAAATCCTGGTAGTGCGTTATTTTTGAAAAACTGTCTTTGAAACTTAATCATGTAAAAATAAAGTTCCATAAGTTTTAAGATAGGCTTTAGTTTAGAAGTTCCTCTAAAGATTGAATTTTCATTTTCTGCCATAACATGAATTATTTCATGCGGTTCAAAAGTAATAGCTTCTGCTTTACGTGTCTGTTTTGTTCCTGCGATACCAAAAAAGTCATTAGACTGTTGATTAGAAATTAAATAGTTATAGTGGCTTACAAACGTTCTTGCGTCTGGGACAACTTCAACGTCATTAGCAGGTAATAAATATAAATCAGAACCGTCGTAATAAAAGAATGCGTTACCATCTAACATAAAGTCTAAAAAGGCTCTACGCATAAATCTTGATCTATCTTCAAAAGGATTTGGACGAGAATTTAAGAGTTTATTTACTTTTTTAGATGGAGAGCCACCTTCAATAACAAAAGGAATTTCGT